ACGCCCGATGAATGGCAGACCGGATGTCACGCTGCTCGGCATCCTGCGGCCCGCCGTAGGAGGAGACAATCAGGGCTTCAACCAGGTCGTAGTATGTGATGTAGCCCACTTACTCCCCCTCTGCCGGCAGCATCGCGACGGCGTCGGCCCATGGCATCACGGCGACGCTCGCCACTAGCACGGACTGGTCAGCGTGTTGCCACATCTCATGCAGCAGGCCGCCGGGTGCAACCTCCGTCAGCACATCGGCACAGATCATTAGGCGGCCGTCAGTCAGCACGCGAGGCACGGGCACGCACTTGTTGGTGCCATGCTCTGCGTGGAGTTCCGCGAGCCTTGCGGCGAGCGGCGGTGTGAACACCAGCGCGTATTGTCTGGCGTCATCGTAGGAGATCGGCAGCGTGAGGTCTGCCAGCGTCACGGGATGGCGGCTCCGATTGCCGTAATGAGCGTTGACACGCGAGCCTCCAGGAGCGCCAGATCCAGCGCGTAACCAGCCGACGCAAACTGTAATCTGCCGTTGCTGAAGGTGGTTCCGGCCGCCGCAGCAAACCAATTCAACTCCACAGCGCCGGGCGCACCCGACACTTGATTGACTGTCGTAATCGTCGCCCCATTCGCGCGGATCAAATAAAAGTTGCTCACCGCGCGGGACGCGCCAAGAAATCCCGTAGCCGCCGCCGTATTGACGTTCCAATCGCCGCTAGTGAATGACCGCACATTGAGTTGATTGGTGGTGGTGTTTACCGCCATCTGGTTCGACGGGTTGGCGGTCGTAGAGGAATAGTATCGCGACAGGTGCAACGTAGACGCCGACTGCACAAACACCGCATCATGCCTGTTGTTTTGTTGGTCAGCCTTATTGACATACCCCGACCGCACTCGCTTGTTGCTGCCGTTTCCGACCAGTCCGGTCTTGCGGTCGTAGTCCCCGCTGACGAAATTGACGTTGGTAGGCGACACGCCCACCAGCGGCGTCAACGCCCCCGACAGCGTGCGAGCACCGGCGAAGATGCAGCACGTTTCAATCGCAGTCCAGATGCCGTCGGCTTTGCAGCCGACAACGAAGTCGCTGATGGCTCTGGCAACCGCTGGCTCCAGGCTGGCCCCGTCTGCGGCCCTTACGGCCGCCAGATACGCTCTTGCGTCTGCGTCAGGTGAGACAAATCCGCTGGCTCTGGGCCGCAGTAGTCGGTTGTTCATCGGCATACAGTCACTTCCTCACTGCCAGCACAAACACGGCGACGATCAGCAGGATGAGCAGCGTGTGTTCCACGGCCTACCCCTTGGCCATCACGGTCATGGCGCAGGTGGTCGCACCCACAACAACTGGCACCACATGATTGACAGCGAAGCAGGCGTCCGGCACGGGATGGATGCCGACCGTCAACGCCGTAGAAAGGGCCGAGCCATCTGCGTAGATCCGCTGCGGAGCCACGCCAGGATCGACGGTCCCGAACCAGTTGATCTGCGTGGCGCCGTTGGTGTTGGCAATCATCACGCACGCCCCGCCAAACCGGCCGAACGGGAACTGGCCCGAGGTGGTCGCGGCCGAACTGTTGGCCGTGATCACGGACCCGGGGCTAAAGTGCCTGGCAATCTCGTTCATACTCCTCGTCCTTTCGCTCTGTACGCATGCTTCTCAATGACCCTGGCCCGCAGATCGCTCGTCTTGGCCGAGGGGTTCTTTCGCTTCTGTTTGCGAACCTCATCCTGGATGATGGATTCCGCCAACAGTTTTCGCTGCGGAGGGGCAGGGCCGGGGTCGTAGTTGACACTGCCCGAGACGGCCATGCGGCGGGCCTTTGCCACCTTCAGCACATCGTCGTTGCTGCTGACCCAGGCGGCCGGATCGCGCCAGCCGCGATTGTCGGCAATGCCCGCGCAGTAATACTTGCCAGATGGGTTGATCCCGGCCTGCTTGGCCTCACGGATCATGTACTTGGCCTGGAGCTTGGGCAGGCTGTCGAACTGCTCGTTGTTCTGCCGGCCCTCAAGGAATGCACGCTCAGTGCCCTTGGTGCCTGGAGGGCACTGGAGGGCACACATCTCCGCCCAGCGTTCGCCGTAGGGAAGGGCGGCTTCGTAAGTGGCGATGGCCTCTCGGCCGCGGTTCATAACTGTTTTCGGGATCATGTAAGACTATTGTGCTGGAGGGGCTTCAGGAGGTGCTTCTGGGCCTGGAGGCGGGGGCGGCGGAGGCGGCGGCGGGACAAGGAACTCCGCAACGTCCATCTGGTTGACCTTGCCCCAGGTGGTGAGCATGGCGTTGAAGATTTCCGGCCTGCCGGACTGCATTAGACCCTGGGAGACTGGGGCGATGATCTGCATGAAGTTGTTCAGGTTCTCGGTCTTGGTGGCGATGTTCGGCTTGCGGGCACTGCCGGCCTCCACGCGGTACGAATACTCCCGGACGATGTTGTCGGGGGCTTCGTTCTGAACGTGCATGCCCCAGGCTTGCGCCGCCAGCGGACCAAGGAGCGGTTCGACATCCTGCGGATAGATCAGCCACCGGGCCATGAGGGCCTCTTTGCGGGCGACCTCCGACAGACGGTCCTCCAACGTATTGGCGTAATCGTCGGGCCGCACCGAAATCTGCTCGCTCTTCACGGCAGCTTCTGCTGCACTTCTGAAGGCTGACCGGGTCATACCGTAAATAAGCTCGGTCAACCCGACGCGGCGGTCGAACATCTCCGTAACGGCCTGGATGATGTTGTACATGTCCTGGGTGACACCAGGCATCTGGAAGACCGAGATCACATCGTTCACCGAGCGGCCCACGGCTTCGGAGATTTCAACGATGTTAAAGCCGCCTTCGCTCTTCTCCAGGATCTTCGATTTGATATCTGGGTCCGCGGCCTTAGCCACACCGATGAGCGTCTGGGAGGAAGTGGCGATCCTGGTCGCTAGGAAGGACATCGCCCAGTTGATGAAGCGCAGCTCGCCAATGCCAGGTTTGATCAGGCTGATCGGCCAGGAGTAGCCGGGCTGACGGTGCCAATCCAGGAGCGTGAACGGCCAGCCGTTCGGCTCGGCCCAGAACGGGATCGGCCACTGGCATGACATGAACATGGACTGCGGGACACCCGACTCGTCCACCTCTTCCTGCAACATGGCCGGCGGGGCGTTGAGCGGAAAGTCCACGCCTTCAGCCACAACGATGTAGCAGTTGGGGCCCAGAGCATCGAACTTGCCGCGCAAGTCCTTCTCGGCGTCCTTCAGCCGATCTCCAAAACCGGTCTTGGAGTAAATCTCCCAGTAGCAGATGAGGTCGTTGGTCTTGCCCGTACGCTTCTTGTGTTCGTAGCCGCGGTCGCCCTGGTCGGCGCGGGAAGAGTAGGATTCGATGTGCCCCTTCAGATCCTCTCGGGACAAGCCGAACTTGGCGGACACCTCATCGATGGGCTGGATCCGCTTACGGGCCACCCAGCGGATGTCCTCAAACTCATCAGCATCCGGATCCCAGACAAGGTTGTCGATGGAATCGTAGAAGGATCCGGCAAACCTGACTGCCGAGCCGGGCGGCTGGTATAGCTCATGCCACCACACGCCCGCACCCTTGATGAACGCCTCATCGACCACCTTGCGGGTGTGCCGCTTGAGGTCCAGTTCATTGGGCGTGTAGTTCAGGTAGTCTTCCAGCAGCTTGGCGATGAGCTTGCGCCGCTCATACAGGAAACCCTGCTGCTCCACAGCCTGCTGGTAGGCCATCAGCATCGGGTCAGGCATCATCACCGGCTGGCCGTCTGGCCCCATGACCGGCTGGCCATCAGGGCCCATCTGCGGGATGGGTGGCTGCGGCTGCACGCCCAACATCGCCGGCCCGATGATCGGGTACTCCTTGGGCGTCACCGTTCGCTGCGGGTTCCGGTGGTGAATGACCGAGCCGAAGAGAGTCACAGCCTCAAAAACACGGTTCACAACCATCCGGAACGGCGGCGGGTCAATGCCCTTGTTGTAGCCCCGCTCGCCACGCGCATGCTCGTTGGCCCACATGGCGTTCGGGTCGGACGAGTAGAAGCCCATGGCCTCCCTGGCATCGTCCGAAAAGACCTTCTTGTGCTTCTCTCCCTGCTTGATGCACTCCAGCCAGCGCTTGGCTATCGGGCGCAGAGGGTTCTCGTCAGGCATGGCGTCTCCTACTGACTAATGCCCTCACTTGGCCTTTTTGGGCTCCAGGGCCTCCAGCTTCTTCTCCAGGAGGGCCAGCCGCTCGGAAAGCAGGGAAATCCGGGGATCCTTGGGGCGATGCTCCCAGAAGCCGTACTTCTTCCACTCCGGGAACTCATTCACCCCTTCGTCCGTGACATGGTGGACCGAGGGCTTGATGCTCACCCCAGCCTCCCCAGACATGGCATACAGGGTCACAGTCCTGGCCGCCGCCTTGCAGACGATGGCCGGCACATGCGGGGCGCCTTCATGGGTCTGGAACAGGACGATCTCACCAACTTCCGCCTTCGGCATCTCGTAACTCATCGCTTAATACTCCCACTGGGGGCTAGGAAAATACACGGGTCTTCGGACTTCCGTTGTCTCATCAGACGATTGGCATGCCACTTCACCCACCACGGCTCTGGTCCGACCTGCGTCGGCGGCCGGTGGTACTTGGGTTCGTAGGCACAGAGGTACTCCGCGGTCTGGCAGGCGTGGACCTCACCCCGCGTCTGTGGCTCGTCGGTCACGTAGACCTGGCCGTTGACTGTGGTGGTCTTCTTGCGATACCGCTTGAGCTCGCGGACGAGGTTCGGGCAGCCACCTTCCAGGATTTTGAACTTGGTGGTCCCGTCCCCGCGGATGTGCATGTACTGCCGCACCATGGCCGTGCGGGCTGGAATGTCATCGGAGCCCGGGAGGAACTGATGTGCCGTGAGGGCGAAGCGGAAGTTCCGTTTCTTCAACTCCTCGGAGTACATCTCATGGGGCAGGCGGCCCGAACCCAAGTCACGGAGGGCGCCGCCGTGCATGTCCATGATGGCGGCGTAGATGTACTGGTTCTGGGCCTTGGCAAAGAACTGCTCGCCCCAGATCAGGGCATTGCAGTTGCGGATGTACAGTTCGTCATAGAAGAGGATGAACTTCTCGTCCGGCGGGACCGCAGCGAACAGCGTAGCCATGACGGCATGGCCGGGGTCAATCGCCACGTACCGCGTCCAGTCCGCCGGGATCTGACCGTCCGGAAGTTCCGAGCGGCCCATCATGTGGACCGACGCATTGAACGTCGGATACATCAGCGTGGAGCCGGTGGTAAACTCACCCTCGGCTCGCATTTTCAGTTCGTCCTGACCGAGAGCAGCCCACCGCTCCAGGTTCTTCTTCTTCTCTTCCTGGTCGATGTGGTCGTTGTCCAGGAATCGCAGGACGAACTTCCGGATGATCGGGTCTTGGACACCGTCTTCCTCCGCCCGGTCGGCCCGCTCGCACAGGCCAAGCAAGGCGTCGTTCTTGCTCCACGGCATGGCCGACCACACAAAGCGGCCTTTGCGATCCGAGAGGCGGGCCTGCATTTCGCCCACCCACCGCTCGTTGTTGATGTCCTCATCGATATGGACGAGGTCTGCCTGGAAGCCCTGCGGCGGCTCGCCCTCAGAAGAGAAGCAATAGATCGTCCAGCCGTTGGTCAGGTCAGCCTTGTTGAGATAGCCTGCGTTCTTCTGCGTCCACGCCATGTCTTTGATCATCCGTGGCGGGATCAGTGGTGGAGCTGGCTTGGACTCGTCCTTTCGTCGGCCGTCGCTCGCTGGATTGAAGGCACGCCAGGCTCCTGTCACTTCATCACGGATAATCCGAAACGCCCCGGCTTTGAAAAGCATGGGGTAGACCACCATGCCGATGTGCTGCCAGTTCTTGCCGATGATCACCAAGTTGCCGTTTTCCTTGGGGTACTTGGCGTGCGGATCCTGGCCTGTCGCCGCGCGGGCGTCTTCAATGAATGTGCATGCACTCTTGCCGCTACGGTTGCCTCCGATGACCAGTCGCTCGCTCGCCCGGCAGGAATGGAACGCCTCCTGTTTCGGCATCGGAACCCAAAGGCGCAGGGCCTCCAGACGGCGCTCGGTGAGCGCGGTCTGAACGTCCTTCATCTGCGTCAGGGCGTGCTGCGTGAGCCCGCCTATCGGCCCGTCAGCCTTCGGAGGCGGCGGGATCTTCGGATGCTTTCGCACGCTCGTTCATCTGCTGGATCGTTGGCGAAGACCATTCGCCGCAGTAGTCATTCCGTGCCACGGTCGGGAAGCTCACCACCGGGGGCATGCGATGGCAACGCAGCCAGTCCGACTTCAGCAGCTCCTCCGACCAACGGCAGGTTCGGCACACTCTGTCCATCAATGACCTCAACTTTCTTCATGCTCATGGCGGCCTCCAAGACCTGGCGTCTCAGCTCTGCCTCCAGCTCCTCTTCGCTCATCAGTTCCAGCGGCTTCTTGGCTCCGCCCATGGCGGTGTTCCCAACTACCAGGCGGACTACGGAGTCCAGCATCTTGGTGCGAAAAGCCCCGCCCACAGGAGAGTCGTAGAACTGTTTCATGTAGGCGTTGGCGAACCCACGGACGCCGCCGAAGTAGTCCATGAGGATCTCAAGGAGTTCCGACGAGTGCGGGATGTTCGCCCCGCCAAGGCGAGAGGCTTTGACGAAGGAGTCGATGGCCGACTTCTCAATCCTGGCCAGCCGCTTGTTGCGGACCTGTTTACGCTCACCCTTGAGCTTGTCGTTCCGGCAACGGCGGCACCGAGCGTGCAGCCCATCCTTGGACTTGTGAAAGTTCTCGGTGGTGGCGGGATAAGATGTCCCGCACTGAATGCAAGTCTTATACGTTGACACTCTTCAGCCAGGCCGGCGGCGGGATGTCTACCAGCTTCACGCCTGGATCGACGCTCGCCTCCCAGCATGCCTTCATCTTGCTGCTGATATCCTTTGCCGCCAGCACCTGCGGCTTACCAACACACTTCGGCTTCCAATGACCGGCCCAGGCGTCCCAGTTGCAGTACACCGGGCTGTAGCCCAATTTCTGGGATCCCACCATAGACAGGTCGCGGGTCTGCGTAACGTCCTCGGTGGACGCCTTGGAAGCACAATACTTGTCCTTCCACTCATAGTAAAACCAGGGCTTGTCGGCTTCGCTCTGAGGTTCCGTAAGGTCAAAGCATCGCATGTCGTACATGATCAGCCCGGTCGGCAACGCGGCACACTCCTGGATGCCGGCCATCTTCACGGCCGTGTGGCGGTCGTACATCTCCAGTTGGTAGTCGGGGTTCGGGTTGTCTGAAGCCCAGTTGTTCCACCGGAAGACATACACGCACTCCTGCGGCGGGGGGCCGCAGTATGGGGCGCCGATGCAGCACGGCCCCTTGTGGTAGTGGTTGATAAGAAAGTCCAGGCTGCTCTTGAAGAACGGCTGGGAGCCAGGCTGGCCGGCGAGCATGTCGGGCTTCATGTCGCTGTCAACCATGACCAAGACATCGATGCCGTACTCCCGTGCCTGGAGGACGGCCTGGTTACGTGTCATGGTGATCGGCGTGTCCGACAGGTTCCAGACACGGATGCTGCCCACGCGGTCATCCTTGGAGAGGTCAAGGACTACGGGAATCATCCACTCCCGAATGTCAGGGACTTCGGAGGAGATGCCGCCGTTACCGCCGTAAGAGAACGTGACGATGCCGACGTTAAACTTTTGCTGCATATGTCACCTCGGGGGATAGGTAGACAAGTTTACACTGGCACGCCGCCGGATGCAAGCTCAGTACATGCTCTGCATCATGGAGTAGATGCGGCGGTTGGCCGGGGTCAGAGAGGCCAGCCACTGCTTGTTCGCCTGCGACGCGGGCGTTGCCGCCCCAGTCGCGGCCCGGCTGGCGGCGCTCACCCTTGCCAGCGTGTCAGGGGCCGCGCCCTTTCCTTTCAGTTTCGGGTTGGCGGCGTCTATCGCTCGCTTCTGGCTCAGCGACCAGGCGTCCATGTTGGACAGCATCCTGTTGTGGTCGGCAATCGCCTGCTGCTGCCCGGGGGCAGTCTTACGCTCATGGGCCATATACTTGGCATGCTCGTCACGCAATGCCTGGAGCTGCTGGTCGGTGTACAAGCCAGACTTCTGAGCCTCTGGCATCAGCTTGTTGAACGCAGCCTCGTACCCCTGCCCGTAATTCGCTCGCCCCGAAGTCGGCTGCATGACGAGGCGGTTGTACTGTTGCAGAAGGTCCGGCGGCGGCTTCTGCTGCGGAGGAGCCGGCGGGGCGGCTGGCGGCTGACCCATGTATCCGCCGCCACCGTACGGCTGACCATAAGGCTGCTGGGCGTACGGATTCTGCCATCCCTGCTGCACCATGTCGCCGGCCTGGCCCCACATCTGCATGGGGTTGAACTGCGGCTGCTGGCCCCACGTTGGCGGCGGTGCCCCCTGGCCCTGGTACACGCCACCGTTGGCCATGTACTGGCCCATCTGGTCGTTAGCCGTCTGGATAAACGCATCCCGCTGCTGGTAATACTGATTCGGGTTCATCTGCCCGAACGGCGTCTGCATGGTCTGCGTGAACGGTGGCTGCTGGCCGTATGGCGAGCCCTGCGACTGCGGCTGGATGGGCTGGGCCTGGCCGGGTCTGAATGACTTGGGCGAGCCGGCCTGTTGCCATGCCTGCTGGGATTCAGGTGAGTATCGCTCGGGGCTCTGGCGCCAGGCGTTGTAGTTGAACTGCCCGCCCTGCTGCGATTGGCGAGGGGCCTGCGACTTCTGGCCGCCAAACCCGCCGAGCGTGCCAGTGCGAGAGCCATTCGGGAACATCAGGCTCATCAGCTCTCCTCCACTATTTGATCAACGCCCATGCCGGTGTCTTGCATCATCCGTAGCCGAAGCATGTCCAGGTACGGATTCTCTCCACGCACCTCTGCAATGAGCTGCCGCAGGTAGTCCAGGTTTTGAATCGCCGGATCGTTCATGTTCTAGATTCCAGAAAGTGGAAAAGCCTCTGACCCGGTTGCCCAGATCAGAGGCTCCCCCCTAGCCCCAAACAGGGCATGCTCAATACCGGGTCTGGAGGATCGCCAGGACGTTCGTCCCGGTGGTCGCACCTGCACTGCACGCACGGCCCAGCACGCCGAGGCTGTTGTCGTTGGCACCAGCGGTCGAAGCCGACAGCGGCGACGGCGTCACGCGGCCGGCGGTGGTGCTGGTGCTGGCAGCGGCCGTGATGGCCGCCAGCCGATTACCAACCGCCACATCCGTGCCCGAGAGCGCCACAGCGACCTCAGTCGGACCCGACACCGTCACCCAGAACACATCGTTCACAGCCACGCCGCCGGCCGGCAGGAACTCATCCACAACGCCCACCCGCTCCTCGTTCGTCACGGCCGCATAGCCGTCAACGGCCGAGAAGACCGAGAGGCCGGCAGTGCCGACCGCAAACCGCACCAGACGCTTCGGAGCGAGAGCGACACTGGCCGCATTTCGCACCGCCATGCAGGTCTTCACCCGATTCGACCGCACCTTGCCGGTGGTCGGATCAACGTCAGGAAACTGCTTCACTGCCCCAACCCAGTTCTGGCCGTCAGCGGTGGAGCTGACGCCCAGCGTCTGACCAAGGGCGAACGGCGGATCAATCAACAGACTCATGTTTCACTATCTCCTTGGTTTCAGACAACGAGCTTGAAGAAGTTGCGCGGGCTCTTGAACTTGAGGTTGCCGAGCGTGGACACCACGTAGCGGTACTGCTGCGTGATTTCGTCGTAAAACGGTCCCTCGCTGGTCATCAACTGACCTTCCATGCAGAGGAGTTCGATGTTGCCCGTCGCCAGACCGTAGCCGGTGTTGGCAGGAACACTCACCTCGCTCCCGACCTCCACGCCGTCGAACTCAAACACATCCGTGAAGCCGTAGCTCCGCAGACCGTTGGTCCGGCTGACGATGACACGCTCCTTGGCATCCAGCGTGTTGAGGAAGTCGATGTACAGCCGCCGGTCCAGGAGAACCATGTCGATCTGGTCTTCCTTGGTGTCGTTCCGGCGGGTCTGATGGATCGCCTCACGCAGGGCCTTGGAGCAGTTGTCCTTCCAGGTCGAAGCCCCGAAGTACGAACTGTCCGCGTTCACAATCACCGGGCTGAAGAAGTCAAACTCCGGATCGACATCGCCGTTCGGCCACATCGACACGCCGTCCGCCGAGCCGCCGTACGCACCGAGGACGGTCGAAAGACCGGCGTAGGTGTCGTTCGGGTAGTAGAACGGGTCGGCCGTGTTGGCCGAGCCGCGGTCTGTAGCACCAGCAACCGTGGAGTTGATGGTGTTTGCCGCGCCCATGAACGATTCGATGCCGTGGAACCGCAGGTCATTGCCAGCCGCGTAACCGTCCTGCACCCACTCCTTGGCCAGGTACTGCTCCATCGAAGTGAGCAGACGGCTCGCCATCTTGCCGGCGACGTTCACCAGCGCCTGGGCGCTGCGGTTCTCCAGCATTTCCTTCTTGTAGATGGCATCGGTGACCTGCGCGCCCCGATACTCCAGCTCCAGCTTCTTCCACAGGTTCTCGCGGGCGAAGCTGCGAGGAGTCTCGCCGTTGTTGCCCGAGGGATTGTGGTTCCGGTATTGGATCTCCCAATCGAAGCCACGGCCACTCATGTTGGTGCGGATACGGCCCGCACCCTCAAGGGCAGCGAAGAACTTGAACTTCCGCAACGACGCAATCTCTTCCTCACGGAGATGATTGACAATCGTCGTTGCAATGGAACGAGCCCAGTCGGTCGAACTGCTCATCAGATCACTCCATCGTTAACGAGTTGGCCGCGAAGCCTCTCTTCAAAAGACATCCGCTGGCGAGGTGCCCGCGGCTCAGTGGTTCCAGCACTACGGTTGGGGGTTCGGGTCGCACGTTCCCGGAGGAACTGCATGTTGCTCTCGGCCACGGGGTCCACCGGGGCGGGTGCCGGCGGGGCCACCGGCGCGGCCTGACCCTGCCCCATTTGCGGCACGGGAGCCTGCTGCATCTGCTGGTAGCGGACGTTCAGGAGATCACGCTGGAGCATGCCTGTCGCAAACTTCCAACGAGCTTCCGGAGAATTGATTCCAAACTCCGAAGCCTGCTGGATATACGCCTGAATCGCCTGGCCTTCCCGCGAGATGTTGCCCGCCTCGTCGTAGAGCCAATCCGCGTTCTGGCGTTCCAGATCCTGGACATAGTTCTGCGCCTGGTACTGGCCGAGGTGCTGTTCGACCAGCTCCTTGGCCTTCTGCATGGCAACGTCTTCGATGAACGGCTTCAGCGTGTTCTCAGGATCCGTGACGAACTTGCGGGCGAAGTTCGCTGTGTAGTCCTGATACTTCCGCAGGGCCTGCTGGGCCTCATACGGAGCGTTGGGGTCAATGACCTCCTTGCCCGTCTGCGGATCGCGGACGATGTAGGACTTGTACGATTCCTCAACGCTGGGAGGCGCCCACCACTTCGGCTTCTCGGCCGGCTTCGGCTGGGCCGCCTCACGCTGGGCAGCCTGCCACTTCTCATACTCCGCCTTGTTGCGAAGGTACTCATTGGCCTGCGGGATCAGGTTCTGGTACTGGGAGAGAACCCGCTGGCTTTCCAGGTAGCCCTGCTTGGAGCGGTACAGATCCTGGGCAATAGCCAGATCGTCCTGGCCAGAGAACTCTGGCAAATGGCGGAACGCCGAGAACGGGCTATCAAAGCCCTGTGACTCTGGGGACGACTCCTGTGGCGATGCCGGTGGCGCGCCAGCCGCTACGCCGGCCGTACCCTCGGATCCGGAATCGATGCTATTCGCAAGTTCTTCTGACATTGACTTCTCTCTTCGGGGGGAGGCGACTGCTGCTCGCCTACTAAGTCATTGCCCCGCTCGCCCGATCTTGTTACACGGTACGGCTGATAGCGATAGTCCGTCGCAATTGTTCGCTCCAGATAACGTGCGACTGCGTGCAGTGTTACCGGACTTTCCAGGCTGTCGCCCACTATTCCGTTGCACCTAAAGCACAGGACGCCTCTGACTGCTCCGTCGCTATGTCGGTGGTCTATGTGCTGATGCCTCGCGTTCTGGAACGCCGCACCGCACGCCTCGCAACTGGCGACAGCGGCCATTTCTCTGGCACGGTCTTCCGGGATGCGGTACCGACGCGCCCGACTAACAGCCCTGTCGCACTCTCTGCAAAAGCGACCAAGACCGTCGCTTGCGGCGCGGTATACAGCGAACAACGCGGACGGCTTTACTTCGCCGCACTTTGCGCACTGCTTTTCAGCAGGGATGTGATCTGTCCCGGATCGCTGCCGCTTCTTTTGGCGGTTGGCGTCATTGCGAAGATACGTGCATTTCCGGCACCGCGAATACGGCCGTCCGCTGGGGTGTATGTAGAAGTCATCAAGCGACTTCGATTCGCCACAATCAACGCACGGCGTATCCGGCACCGGCATCTCCTATGAACACTTGTTCACAGGACTAATGCCCTACCTACTCCATCCTGCGGCTCGCCTCACCGATGCCTACCCATGTTGCAGGCATGGCCATCTCTTGGCCGAATAGACTGCCCGCTCGCAATGCATGGGCTGCGCGGGCCGCTGGCGCTGCGGCTCTCAGTCCCTTGGAGAGATGGCGGATGGCGGCCGTGGCTCCGGTGACGGGGTCTGCTGCGGCCTCTAATGCATAGCCCGCCATGTCGGTCTTCCAGTTGTCAGGGAAGCCGAAGTCTTCCTTCAGCACTTGCGGGCCTTCGACAATGCCTTTGTCCGGAAGTTGCGGCAGGGCGGCGCCTGGGTTGCCCTTTGTCTGAAACATGAGCGTATGGTTGAACGGAATCTTTCCGACCAGATCACGCTCCGCGGCCCATGCCTCATTGGGATCCTTGCCCTGGACGGCATTCCAAAGACCACCCGTCGCTTTGTTGGCTACGTGCGGAGCGTTCTCTGCCGCCTTATCCAAGTCCCAGGCGGCCCGAGCGGTGTTGGCTGCCACAGAGAACGGGGCCTGCACCACATCAAAGGCGTTGCGGAGCGGCATTCCCGGAGAAAGCATGCCACGCTCCCGGTAGGGCGAGCGGTCGATGTCATCAAACTTCAACTCCCGGCCGACCACATCCCGCATGTAGCCTTCGCCCGTCATGCTGCTGACGGCCGGCTCTCTGTAGATCACCGCCTGGTTGAATCCCGGAGCGTCTTCTTCCTGGATCTTCTGCAACCGCTCCATCAGGGCGGCGTACTTGAGCTTCTGCTGGTACTCCTCGTTGGTGAGGATCTGATGGCCCAAGACACCTGGATGATTAGCCACTACGCTCAACATGGAAGGGTAGGGCTGACGCGGCGTCTGCGCCGTTTCGTCAATGGCCTGCTGGATGCGGTCGTAGATGTCGGCCATTACTGGTTGAGCCTGTTGATGAGATCGTCTTGGGACATGATGCCAGTGGCTACGGCCGCGCCTACGCCACCTTCAATGAGACGGCGGCGCATTTCGTCGGACATGATGTAGCGTCGGCCTGGGGGGTTCATGCTGGGCGGTAGCGGTGCGTCTGTGACGAGATTGTCGGCGTGCCTCAGTGCTGCATGCGCGGCGGCAATTTCATTCGCCCGCAAGTACATTTCGTTCATTCGCTGCGGACCAACAACTGCTGCCAAGTTGTTGGCGATGTTGTGCTTCATGGCGGCAAAATCCTGCACCCCGTCCCAGGCTCCGCCGCGCCTGCCTTCTCTGTATGTGACCTGACCAAGGTCACCAAGGAGCCTTTCGGCCGCCATTCGTAGGCCAGAGAACTTTGTGCCATCTACATCCGGCAGGTCTGACAAGGAAACCATGCGGTCAAATGCCTCTCCAGACTCCCCGCCATCTCCCCTGACGCGACGAGACGCAAGCACAGCAGCCTGATCGGAGTCATCAACAAGCCCGCCCATCCTCCTCCCAAGCCGCTCAATCGCCCCTGGCACAACCTTGCCATAGAAGTGTTCGTAGTTGTCGATGTTGCCGCCGACCTTGTCGGCTATCGCCCGCGGGCTGGCGACTTCGATTGCCCGATGGCCTTTGCGTGCGGCTTCTAGGGCGAGGCGTTTGATGAGCAGGTCGGCCCATGAGTCTTCCATCGGGAACGGGAGGCTCGGGTCCGGCGGCGTGTATTCGATGCTGCTGCCAAGCGTCGGCTGTAGCTCCTTGGTCAAATTCGCTTGCTGCTCCCGCACCTTCCGGTTATGAATCCCCAGGTCCGACTGGAGTTCGTTGATCCGCAGGGCATCGCCGTGAGTGTCGTAGCGGGCGTGGGCGACGACGTTCTTTGTATCTCCATCCCAGTGGCTGCCGTAGTTGCCGCCGACGTGCGGCTGGGTCAGAAGCAGCTCTGCGTAATCCGCGCCACCCTGACCGTAGCTTTCGTACCTGGGCTTCCCGTGCGACACGCCTTTCCCAAGCCTGGAAACTTCTCCGGTGTCTGGAAATTGGTAGTCTGGTACACGGGCCTCCACTGGCCCAGGCACCAGGAACTCAGGGTCGGTCGCGTCGTCAGCGAGCGGCGGGAGAACTTGCGACTTTGTTTGCGGCCTCCCGCCCAGAATCGCCTCGCCGTGCGTATACACCGGGCTGGCATATCGCACTCTAGCCAGCAATTCCTCACGGGGAACCACATCCCGGCCGGCAATGACCGAATCCAGATCGGTCGCCTTCAGCTCCCACCCAGGAACGCCTTCCTTGTACCGCTTCAGCAGGCCAGGGAGTTCCTGCGTGCGGACGTTCTCAGGCATGGCCTGGACGGCACGCTCCAGGCGGGAGTAGATCCCGGGGCCTGGGTTGTAGGTCAGGAGGCCGGCGATAACGCGGCCGGCATCGTCAGGTTTGGCCATCTACCACTTCACCCGATCTGCCCAATAGGCCGCCGACATCTTGCCTTTGGCGATGTTTTCGGCGTGGCGAGCCTTGAACGCCTCGTTTCTTGCGGTGCCGTCAGGAGAGCCTTCGACGCCCTGCTGCCCAAAGCGAATCAGCTTCTCTCGGTCGCCAACCTTGGCCAGCACCATGTGAGACTTCTCCGGGTGATTGGGAGTCCGCACTGGACGGTTGGGGATAAGGTTGCGGATCTTGTCGCCTTCAGCGTCCATCAGTCTTCTTCATAATCCCAGAGGAACCAGAACGGGTTCACGCACGGATCGCTCACTTCTCCCATCGCGTGCTGTAGAAGACGCCGTTGGCACGGTCCTCGGATTCTCGGGACGCTCGCTGCCGGCGATCTTCGATCTCCTGCTGCATCTGGAGCCGCTTGAGCAGGGTATCCTGGCGAATGCGCTCTAGTTCCTTCTCATGCTCCATGCGGCGCATTTCCCGCATCTGGGCTACGCGGGAGTCGTTTTCGTCCGACAGAGCGCCTTGCACCTGATTGGCCATGCCGGCCAGATGGCTGCCGAGCTGGGCGTTGTGGGCGGCGGCCATGTTGAAACCACCACGGACGAAATCCGAGCCGTCTTCGTACATGATTCCTGATCCTATGACTGTTGGCGGAACTGGCCGGCGGGCCGGCGGGGGGCGGCGGGGCCTACGGGGAGGTTGCGGCTGCCCAAAGCCCTGGAGAGCATTGGGATCCTCGGGAGCCAGGAATGGTCCGACCTCCTCATCGTCGCCGTCCGGATTGAAGATTGCGTCTCGCATGGGCCCCTATCGACAAGTGCCTTCAAGACGCCGGTTGCGTTTCCTTGCCCCACTTCCCAACGGGGCATTCCTGGTCTGCCCAGGAGAGCTTGGAGATGTACTTCTTGGTGCGGCTGACCGGACACCCGCATTTCTGGCAGGAGTTGTCTTTGAAGAACTCGCACCCCTGGCAGATGTCATGCCGCCGCAGGATCTCTTCATCGGAGGCCATGGGCATCCCCGCAGCCACATGCTTAGCCGATGCGACGGCAAAGTTCTTCACCTTGGTTAGGAACGATGGGGCGTCCTCCCTGGCGATAGGCATGACGGGAGAGGCAGGGATCGGCTGGTCATCGCACGGCCGCTCCTGCAACCCTCCTTGCTCGTCGTAGTATTTTTCAATGCAGGCCATATCAATCGATTGTCAGCGTGGAGGTGGATGCGGAGTACGTTCCCGTCGCAGAGGTGCCTGTCAGAACAACGCTAGTCGGGCTGCTTGTCGCACCCGGAAGCAGAACGTACTGCTGGCCCGATGATGGGGTTCCAGAAAACGCCACCGTCAGGGTGCTGCTAGTCAGCGAGGCCGACGTTGCCAAGCTGCCCGGGTTGGAGACGAACTGCGACAGGTTGGCGGTTCCGCCGGACACCGACAGCGTCCCCGTCATGGTGACGGCAGACAGGTTGAGCGTGCCTGCTGCCAGGGCGATGCCGCCGGACCCTGATAGGTCACTGGCCGTCAGGTCGCCGCCTCCCGTAACTGTCAGCGTGCCAGTCACCACCAGGTCATCAAGAGACTGCGCTACGGCAGGATCCCCTGGATCTTCCTGAAGCGTCAGGGTGGCTGTGGCCGCCGACACGCGGGTCGCCGGATCGATGCCGCCATACAAAGTGCCACGCACGCGCAGGGAAGTGCCATCCAGCAGGGACAGGCCGCCGGCCGCCGCCAGGGTGGTGTCCACGGAAAGATCGACAGAGCCGTACGCCAGAACGATCTCGCCGGCAGTTTCCAGCGTCCCAACGGGATTGAGCTTCACAGCGCCGGCGTAGCCCGCAGCGCCGAATCGCACGTTGCGATCCGCAGGGCTTCCCGGTGACGCGCCAGCCCACGTGATGTTGTCGAAGAAGACGCTGCCGTTGTCTGCGGCAACCAGCGTGATATCGCGGCTCATGCGGATCTCACCGCTCGCGAATGTCGCAACGCCAGCCGTATTGGCCCCACCAACCCACACCTCCTGCGTGCCCGCCGAGGTTAGAACATCAAAGTCGGGACTGGCGGACTGATTCTGCTCCAGCAGGAACGCCGCCACGCCTCCGCGGCCAACGGCCGTATCTCCTATGGCAACGGTGCTGCCCGCCGCTCCCGAGGCGGCTACCAGCAGCGTGCCGTTCTTTACGGTCAGTGTGCCATCGAACGCCTTGGCGGCGTTTAGTCGCCACGTTCCGACGTCGTCCTTCACCACGCTGCACTCCCCGGCGCCGGGCAGGGAGTTGATCTGCCGGACCTCGTTGGCGTGCGTGCTTGTTCCGGCCAGCGTTAGGGTTCGCGAGCAAGAGCCGGCGTGGGCTATGTTGCTCGTCAGGACCAGGGCCCCGCCGCCGCGGGCGTCGATGACGGCGTCCCCGTACAGCGTCAGGTTGGCGTTCGTAGTCGCCCCAGAGCCACTGTAGACAAGCGTGGTAACACAGCCGAGATCGCAGTCGCTCAACCGCACGGCAAGTCCGTTGCAGGCCGAGAAGTTCAGCGTCTCGGTGGTTGTCTCCACTTCCTCCCAGCAGACGGTCACGTTCACGCGGTGGAACGTGGATCCGCAAGGAATCGGTTCGATCTCAAAGCGGTCCCGGCACAGCGGGAAGGTGACCGTAAACGGGCATCGCTTGCCGGGTTGTCCCACAGACACGCCATGTACGCGGATGGGTGAGTCGGTTGTCCCTGTCACTGTGGCGCGGAGCGTTCCCTGGAATGCAGGAGTGCGTTTGTTGTATGGCTGGATGAAGATCAGCCCGGCCCCGGAAGACTGCTTTGTCTCGCAGCAGTTCTCCGAGAATGGCGACCGGCAATCGCCTTCGCCGGGGCATGCTGTACTCCCGAGCCCGCCCCATAGGCCCCCCGCGGAAAAGCAGTCCTCCTGCGTGGTCTGTCCAGTAGACACGCCGTCAACACAGCACTCGCCTAGGCAGCCGGACTCGCAGGTGTCGGCCGCGTATCCGACACACAAGGTGGAGTTAGTGACCTCGCATTCAACATTTCCCGCAGAGTCCTCGGTGCAACACGCCACAGGGCAGCCATCCGAACAGCACGCTGGGCTCCAGGTGTAGCCCTCGTCTGTGCAACTAGATTGCACGGTTGGCGTGCAGTTGCCGGCACCGTCGCAGCACTGTCCGGGGCACTCGTCGTACTCATTTCGCAATGTCAACACGTCGCAGGTTGGGCAACACAGCGCAGCAAGGACATCCTCGGTTGTCTCTCGGCCGCCGTTCAGCTCTGGGTCGAAGAGTTCCGGGGGCACGCAGCCACAACACGCCAGGCTTTCTCCCCAGCGGTGAAAGGTCCAGCCCTCCTCGCACGGAGCATCAGGGTCCGCATCGGAATGCCAGGTTCCGTTGCAGCAGTAGCCCTCGCCTGAATACCAAACACCGTCACAGCACCCGCCCGTCTCGGTCTGCCAGACGCCGTCGCAACACTCGCCAGACCCGGTCTCCCACACCCCGCCACAGCACTCGCCCTCGCCGGTTCGCCAGGTGCCGTCACAGCACACGCCGCCACCGATTCGCCAGACGCCCTCGCAGCACACGCCCACCAGGCGGGGGTACTCACCGCCGCAACAGTCGGGCTCCGGGGAGTTGCACTGAGAACAGCAGCACGCACACGGCATAGGAAGCCTCCAGACGCCCGATCCTAGTAGACAAGTGTCCACAGGCGTCACGGGAGGCTAGCGGGCGTTAAAACGCACGCCAGGGGCCCTGGCGACACGCGGCGGGAAAGTGGAGCGGCGGGCGGGCGGGAGCGTGAATTACCGAGGGAAACATGTGGGGGCCACGGGGGTGAAAAAAGTCAGGAGGGGAATTGACATGATCCTGCGCGGCGACTGGGGGGGCCCGGGGGGCTACCTTTCGGCAAGGTTGGCCCCCCGGGCCCCGTTCCCTAAGTCTAATGACGACAAGCCTTTACGCTTTGCCGTGAGTCTACCCTTGCGGCTTTCGATTTTGCAAGGTAGCCGACCGGGGCCCGATTCTAGCCCGGGCCCCGGTCGGCATGCATTAGCCCACAACCTCCCGACAATCCCCCCCCGTCACGCCCTTCGGGAGTGCCTTCCGGCCCTTCCCGGCGGCGGCTGTCCGATTGGATACGCTGCCCACCCTCTCAAACCGATACTCGCGAGACTCGCGGATATCGATGGCGGTGTGGGTTTCATACCTTCCGACGATATCGACCGTATAGACCTTCCGGCCCCGGCGGCGCATCACCCGGAATGGCCGCGGGGCGTCGGCCGGGATGTATGACAGCCCCCCACGGTATTTCAGTGGCAGCCCCCGGCGGGATCGATGCCGGGCGGCGGTCTTCGATAGGAGCAATTCCCCCGTGGCCGATTCGATGGCCGCGACGATCCGCTCCGGGTCGGGCGACCGGGATGCCGATCCGGCCCCGGTAAACTCATCCGGCTCCCGGCGGCGGTCTGCAACCCGGCGGGTCGCCCCCTCCGACCGCCAACCGCGTTTCCTCGCCCTGCCAGCATGGAAAAGCACCGCCCGCAAGTGTCGGCCCATATCCGACAGTGTGGGCGGGAATAGGGTCCGGCCGTGGCGGGAGAGTGATTCAATCTCCCGGGCCGTCCAATCGTCCCCTAGCCAATCCGCGACGATGGCTTGCCGAACGTCCTCCCGCTGATCCTCCCGCAAGGGAGTCTCCCCGAACGTCGATCCATGGCGGTTCAAGTATCGGTCTACCCTTGCGATGATAGCCTCAATATCGGCGGCTGAAATCGTCGCGGGATCATACATATCATTCATGGCAGATACCTCCGGAGGTTATCCCGGGAAACTATCGTTCCCGGCGATGGATGTACTAGACCATATATCGGCATGCTGGTCAACAATATTTCCTTGGAATATCCCCCGGGGGTATCGGCCATATATCAACGGCCGACAACGGCCGACAACGGAATACAATCGGCCACGGCCGAACGTATAAGACTGTCGGCCGCGGCCCGGCGAACGCTGCCTGCCTGATACTCTCGGGCGGGCAGCCAACGTCGAAAAAGGCCAAAAACTTTCCGGGTTTTCCCCCGGGGGTATCGGCCATATGTAACCGGCCGACAACGGCCGACAACGCGGGAGGTAACGTATTACTTCCTGTGTATGCGGGCAGTTTAAGGAGTCTTTCCATGTACCAGCCCGAACGGCTGGAGCGCTGGAAGATGCCCCGGGATTACTTCGGTGCCGAATGGCCGGAGTACTACTTCGCGGGTGTCGGGCGTTCCAGGGATTCGGACTGCCTGGAGGAATCCAACTTCCATTCCCTGCTGGCAGCCCTTGGTGGTGAATCGGACACCGTTCGCGTTGTCCGTGAATCACACTGGGCTGTCGGCTGGGTGGAGTGGATTGCTATCCATGAGTCCGACACATGGTCGCTGAAGGTAGCCGATGGGCTGCGGATGCGGCTGGATTCTTACCCTGTCTTGGATGAGGACGATTGGTCCAGACGGGAAGACGAGGAATGCGAGCGCGTCTGGTCGGACTGCTATACGGCCAAGGAGCGTGTTCGGTATCTGCGGCGGGCCCGATGCACGGAGCGATTCCGTGATCTACGGGCAGCCGTGAATGGTGACTGGTATGCGGCGGCGAATCTGCTGCCGTGCCCAAGTGACATCATTCACTAGACGGGATTCGATCCCGGGCAGGTGGAAGCGGTACAGCCGGGCGTTAGGCCCGCGCCGAGGCCGTGCAGCCGTTAGTGCGGCGCTGCCTGCCCGGGTTCGGTTGCCGGTTCTGCGGTGTCCGAATAGCCCCCTCTGGGCTGACATCAAAACGCATCCGATCAGCAGGGTGCGTAGTTTGCGGAAGATGGTACACGCGGCGTCGTTTCTAGGCGAAAGCCGAGTCGCATTCCATGCCGCATGATGCCAGAGGGTGCTATTCGGCTGCCGTTAGCAGTCGGCTTCTCTTCATGGAGGTGCGGCAATGGGTTATTCCATTGCCCGCATCGTCCAGCCGGGCAAGTCGAATACCAAGATCGCTCACGGTGAGCGGTTTGATATTCGCTCCTGCACGGTTTCTCTTGCGGCCAGTGATTCCGCAGGGTTCAACGTCTGCCCGAGGGCTATGCCCCGGTCGCAGATCGACTCCCTGCGGGCGGCTGGCCGGACCTGGGAGCAGGTCGCAGCGGTGGCCCACTCGCGTGGGCTGTCGATGTGTACTGCCTCCTGCGTCACCAATGAGGCAGGCAAGGGGGCTGCGGATTTCGTCCGCAATCCCCGCAAGAACCTGACCCGCTGGTATCGGGAGAACCGTGCCGAGTTCACCGCCCATCTGCTGGACGAGCTGCGGGCTGAGATTCGCAAGGCTGGCCCCGGGCAGATCGTTGCCTGCCGGCCGAATGTGGACAGCGATGTGCCATGGGAACGGACGGTTCCTGAGATGTTTGACCTGCCGATCCGCTACTGGGACTACACCAAGGTTTCCACGCGGCTGGGCAAGACTCCCGCGAACTATCACCTGACCTATTCGGTCAACGATGGGACGCAGCCTGAAGACTGGCAGCGGGTGTACGACAGCGGCTGCAACATCGCCGTGGTGTTTGACACTCACTGGCAGCCGGGCGGCCATGAGAACGGCCGCAAGTTCGGGCAGTTGCCGACATGGTTCACCGATGCCAACGGGTATCGGTGGCGAGTGGTCGATGGCGACAAGTCCGATTTCCGGTTCCTGGACGATGGTCCGGTGTGCGTTGGGCTGCGGCTGAAGGGGTTCTCCTTCGGCCGGTGGATGGCCCGGATGTCGGGATTCGCCCAGCGGGTGCCACGTACGGTGCGTGGCCTGTTCTCCAAGGTTCACCCGTCCAGGGCAGCGTGACGCCGCGTGGCGTTACCTGTACACTTGGACAGTTCTCGGAGGTGTGACATGAGCAAGCGATATCGGTACATCGCATCGGTTCTGGTGCGTCCAGTCGGTGCAGGGGGCGTCATGGATGCCGTGGACTTTCCGGTTGTGCTGCCCAACGTGCGGGCGACATCCGGCGAGGTGTTCGATGCGTGGTATTCGCTGGCCGGCGAAGACTTTGAATCTAACGGCATCCTGCGGATCAATGGTGAGTTCACCATGGGCATGGG